CCAAAGAGCAGAGTTATTTGAGGATGAAAAAATATCTTTAACACAGAAAATAAAGGATATTAAAGATGTAGCTAAGATTTTCACTGATTTCTCTAAGGATTTCACTATACCTGCCTCAAGAATTAATAATAAACTACTAAAACACTTCTACGAAAGCTCTATAGTAGATGGTTTTGATGCAAGGTTTTTAGTTGATGCCTCTATTAAATTGAATGGGGTAGACTTTAGGAAGGGTAAAATAAGACTTTTAGGTGTTAATATGACTGATAATAACCCAAGTTCATATAGAATTAGTTTTGTAGGAGAAACAGTATCTCTAAAATCACTTATGGGAGATGATGAACTAACAGATTTACCATACTTAGATGCTTTTAACCATAATTACTCGTATAGTAACATTAAAGATTATATGCAAGATGGATTTCATTTAAACCCGTCACAACCTGACACACAGAGTCCTGATATGATGTATCCTTTTATAAGTTGTAAGAGTAGATATTATATTAATACAAGCACAGCATTACCTGATATTGATAATGTTAGGAATATTTACTCGTCATCATCATCAAATCCAACCGATTTTGAAGCTATCTCTTATATAGATTTAAAACCTGCCATAAAAGTAGAGCATATTTTAACAGCTATTGAAGATAAATATGGATTGACTTTTTCACAAGATTTCTTTTTCTCTGACGAGATATTCGACCAATTATATATGTGGTGTAATAGAGAAGCAGGTACTTTGTCGGAATTAGTTGAGGAAACAAATGAAATAACAAACTTTGAAGATTTAGTTTATAATAGTGGAGATACAGATGTTAGAGAGGGGAGTGATAATTCTTATTACCAATTAGTTAATAATGCGCATTACTGGAAGTATTTAAAATATGAAGGAACTATTGATATTTTAGGTGCTACTGGGGTTTCTTATGATTTTAAACTCTATGATAAAGAAACAGGTGATACTCTTTTAGAAGAAAAGAATTTAAGTGGTAATTACGATTTTAGTTACGATGGATGGGGAAATGGATACTGGAGAATCCCTTTTACAGAGAAAATAAGACCAACTATAGAAGTTACAACTATAGGTGGTTTAAGTCAATTTGATATAACTAATATTAAATTAACTAGTATTGTCGATAGTCATCAAGGCACTTATTATAATTCAACGGCTGTTGGAAATTATAATGATGTAAGCGTTACTTCTCTATCTAATGGTGTTGATTTCAGAACAAAACTACTACCTAAACTAAAGGTTCTAGATTTCTTAACAGGATTATTTAAAATGTTTAATCTTGTAGCTTATTTTGAGGATGATATTATTGTAGTTAAAACGTTAGATGATTTTTATTTAAATTCAAACCATAATACTTATAATATTGATAAATATGTTGATATTTCTAAATCAAAGGTAGAGCGTTCTGATATATTTAGTGAGATAAACTATGAATTCAAAAAGCCTAAGACTGTATTTGCATTAGAGAGTAATGAAGCTACAAACGATGAATACGGCAATGAAAGGTTTAAATCAGGTGGCGAGAACGCTTTTGATGGTGGAAAATATGATGTAAAGGTTAAATTTGGTCATATGATGTATGAGAATATTGTAGACCAGAATTCATCTCCAAGTTATCCTAATCCGACTAATGTTCTTTGGGGTTATTCTGTAAACAAGGATGAAAGTCCTGTTATTGATGATACCTCTTTATTTTTAGCTAAAAGGAGGTATTTCGGTGAGTCAAATGCTGGATTGAATCAAGATTACTACGTTACAGATAAACCTGTAGGTGAAACTGGTTTTTATTATAAAGATAGATTACTACATCTTTACCTGCCTTCAAATAATTATACAGATACAAGTCTTAAACATCATTCTATTAACTTTGGCTCTGAGTATGATGCAAGAACAAGTACAAATCAGGATAATAGTTTATTTACTGATTACCACGATAATTTTATAACGAATATATATCAAACTCAAGCAAGAATTGTAAAAATAACGGCACACTTACCATTAAGTATATTACTTAAATATAAGTTGAATGATAGATTTGTGTTTAGAGGTAAAAAGTATCTTATAAACAGCTTTGATGTCAATTTACAATCAGGAGAAACAAAACTTGAATTATTAACAGATAACTACGGATAATATGAAGATACCGATAATAAAATATAACGATAAATTCTTAAATAGTCTAAGTTGGTTTTTAAGAATAGGAGGAATAACTTTATTCCCTTTTATAATTCTAAGAAAGAAACATAAGAATAATAAAATAATATTAAACCACGAATCTATTCATATTGAACAACAAAAAGAATTACTTGTAGTAGGTTTTTATTTATGGTATGTGATTGAGTGGGGAATACGGTTATTTATGCAAGGGAACGCATATCGTAATATAAGTTTTGAAAAAGAAGCATATGCTAATGAAAGAGATTTAAACTACTTAAAAACAAGAAAACGATACAACTGGTTACGATGATAAAACAAATATTAGACATACTTAAATCGGATAACTTTTATGGAGGTACAGAAACTATAGAGGTTGCAAAAGGTAAATACGAATTAAAGGAATCTATTAAAGAAGCTTATAAACAAGGGAAACGATTAGGTTATGGCAAAAAGTGAAAAAATAATAATTAGTGTTCAATTAACTGACAAAGGGTTAAAGGCAAGTTCAACAAAAGCTAAAGCTGCTATTGATGGTATAACTCAATCTACAAGTAAACTTGACAAAGCTACGGAGGCACTAAAGTTTCAACAAACTGATGAAGCTAAAAAACTTGCTGAATTAAAAATAAAGACTCAGTTAGCTACTGAAGCTAATAGACAGTTAGCTCTATCTACTTTAGCTGCTGCTGATGCCTCTAAGCAAGGTAGAACTCAAAGTGGTCTTAATAATGCTATCTTGACAGAAACAGGTAGGATGGCTTCGGATGCTGCGTATGGGATGCAAGGTATGGCGAATAACTTAGGTCAGTTAATGACTTTAATGAATCAACACGCTCAAACAAGAGGTGGATTTTTAGCTTCATTTAAAGAGTTGGGTCGGTCTTTATTAGGTGGTGGTGGTATTTTGATAGGATTACAATTACTTATATCTTTCGCTCCTCAGATACAGAAGTTTTTTCAAACTTGGGGAGATGAAGCTAATAAAGCTAAAGAGGAGCAAGAAGCATTAAATAAAAGTTTAAGTGAATACAGAGAAGGTTTAAGGGGTGTTGAAAAAGCGAAGTTAGAAGGACTTAGAGATTCAGCAAAAGAAATAAGTAAATTAAAAATACTAAAATCAAGGATAGACGATACTAATTTATCTCAAAAGAAAAGATTAGAATACGTTAATATATTAAAGGCTGATTATCCTGAGTATTTAGAAAATATATCAGATGAAGATGCTTTAGTTGGAGGGTTAGATGAAAAATATGACGAGCTGACAACATCTATATTAAAAAACGCTAAAGCACAAGCAGCAGCAAAAATAATATCTGAAAATTATCAAAAGCAAATAACTTTACAGTTTCAATTACAGGAAAACGCTATTGAACTTGTTGAAAATCAAGCTAAAGTAGAGGCTGTTGCTTCTCAAGCTAGAGAAGCAATAAGTAAACAAGCAGAAGGAGGGCACTATGGTATGGTAGCACAAATACAAGTTTCCTCTAAATTAACAAATGCTGTTAATGACGGGTTAGAAAAACAAGTAACTATTGCTGCTGAAATAAATAAATTAAACGAAGAAAATATAGCTTTAGCTGAAGATGTTGAGTTTTTTGGAGGGAAAAAGAAAAATGGAGCTGGAGAAGGCTCTAAAAGAGTTTCGTTCTTTAAACAAATGTTACTTAATCTTGAAAAAGAGTTGTTAAAATATCAAAAGGCGTATAAAAAAACAACCCTCAGAAACGAACAAGAGATAATAAGAGATTCAGGAGATGCAAGTGTTAAATTGATAGAATTAAAAAGAGATGAATTTAATGATAAACAAGAATTAAGATTAAAGGAATTTATAGAAAAACAGGAGTTAAGAAAGGAAGAAAAAGGTGCTGATAAAACTGCAATAAACGCTTCAATAGAAAGAGCTAAAAATAAAACTGCTGAATCAATAAAATTAGCAAACAAAGAAGCTAAGGGTGTTATCGCTGCTATAAATGAGGTTACAGAAGCAAGAATAACTAATCAAATAAGAATAGAAGAACTTAACGCTTTAAAAAGAGGTTCTAAAGAAGAAGAATCATCTGCTTCCAATACAGTAGATATGATGCCTGAAGGTATGGAGAAGATTGAGGCTGAGAAAGCTTTAAGTGATTTAAGATATAACAATAAGGTTGCTGCTGCTGAAGCAGAATTGGAAATGTTAGCTGAAAATAGCGATAAGAAAAAGGATTTATTATCTCAAATGTCTATATGGGAGGATGAAAGAAGGGTTGTTGATTTGCAAAATGAAATAGACGTTGTAAATGAAAAGCAAAGAGTCAATGAAGAATATATGGGCTTTCTGTCTGGTATTAGTGGTGTTTTAAGCACTTTAGCAGGTGAAAGTGAGCTTATACGAAAAACAGCGTTGGTTTTAGAGAAAGGTGCTGCTATAGCGAGTGTAATTGGTCAAACTAATGCTGCAAATGCTAATATCGCAAGTCAATCAAGTGATGCTGCCGTAAATGTAGCCTCTAAAGGTTGGGCAGCGACAGATGTAGGTGCTATGATGATGGCGTCTGGTAATATTGTACAGGGTAAAGCTATGATGGCAGCAGGTACTAAAGGTATTGCTACAGGTGCAAAGATTACAGCAGGTGCAAAAGCAGCAATGGGAAGAAATAGAATAGGAGCAGGTATAGCTATTGCAGGTATCTTAGCTGAAAGTGTTGTAGGATTAGATAGTGGAGGTCGTGGAGGTTCTTCTTCTGGAGGAGGAGGAGGTCAAACTGTTCAACCACCTGATTTCAATATTATAGGAAGTACAGGCACTAATCAATTAGCTGAAGCGATAGGAACAACAACAAAGTTGCCAATTAAAGCATATGTAGTATCAAGTGATGTTACTTCAGCACAGGAAATGGATAGAAATATAGTAGAATCATCATCAATAGGATAAATAATAAAAATATGAGAGTAATAGAATTAATAATAGACGAAGAAGGGATTTTTTCAGGAATTGAAGCAATCTCAATAGTAGATAGACCAGCAATACAAGAAAACTTTATTGCCTTATCAGAAGAAGAAAGAATTAAATTAGCTGACGTAGATACCGATAAGAGAATCCTTATGGGAGCTGCCTTAATTCCAAATAAGAATATTTATCGTCAAGATAGTGAAGAATCTGAAGGTTACTATATCTACTTTTCAGAAGAAACTGTTAAGAAGGCATCTGAATTATTCTTAATAGAAGGTAATCAAAATAAATCAACCCTTGAACATCAAGCTGAATTGAGTGGGTTATCTGTTGTTGAGTCTTGGATAGTTGAGGATGAAGTACACGATAAATCTCGTAAATACGGCTTAAATATGCCTTTAGGTAGTTGGATGGTATCTATGAAGGTAAATAATGAAGAAGTTTGGCAAAACTATATTAAGACAGGTGCTGTGAAAGGATTTAGTATAGAGGGCTACTTCTCTGAAGCTATAAAACTAAGCAAGAAAGATGTTTTATCTGAGGATGAGGCTGAATATATATTATCAGAGTTAAAGATAATAGTACAAGATAAATTAAATGAACTAAAATAATAATTATGGCACAATCAAAAAGAATGAGGGAAAGGGGGTACTACCCAAGCTCTGCATCACCTACCCATAAAAAAAAGGGATGCCTGTGTAAAGATGGTCTAAGATATTCAAGGAAATGTTGTGATGGCTCTGTTCACGCACAAGGAATTGGTAAAATATAGATTAAAAATCTAACACACAGTATAATCAATATTACTTATTTATAAATCTTATTTAATAATCATTACTTATGGAAAGCAAAAAAGCAACAGAAATACTTTCTGATTTTATGCAAAAACTTTCATCTATTGGTAAAGCTAAAGAAGAAGTAAAGGAAGAGATAGTAGAACTATCTAAAGAGGTTACTGAAACTGAAGCTGTTGAAGAAGAAGTTGTTGAGGCTGCTTCTACGGAAACCGAAGTAGAAGGAGAGGTTGAATTAAAAGAAGAGAAAGTAGAAGATGTATCTTTGGAGTTGTCTGAGGAGAAAGAAGAAATTGAAAAGTATGTTTCAAAGGTAGACTTCGAGGAAGCTATCAGTGAAATAAAACAATTATTCTCTGAGGTAACTAAAAGTTACGAAAAAGAAAAAGTAGAGATGTCTGCTCAAATTGAGGACTTATCTAAACAACCTGCGTCAGAGCCTTTAGCTCATAGCCCTGAAGCTGAAATTACAAATGAGAGAAAAGTGTTATTTAGCCAAAAAAGAGGTGGTAGCACAATGGATAGAGTTCTATCAAAAATGTATAATAAATAATTAATAAATAATTTAAAAAATGGCAACAACAACTTCAATCACTACTACTTATGCTGGAGAAAAAGCTGGTGAATATATATCAGCAGCACTTTTAAGTGGTAACACAATTGACAATGGAGGTATCTCTATTAAACCGAACATTAAGTTTAAGGAAGTAATCAAGAAATTAGCAACAGACGGAATCGTAAAAGATGGCTCTTGTGATTTTGCTGATACTTCTACAATTACTTTAACTGAAAGAATTATTGAACCTAAAACATTCCAAGTAAATCTTGAGTTATGTAAGGCTGATTTTAGAAGCGATTGGGATGCAATTCAAATGGGATATTCTGCATTTGATAACCTACCTTCTTCTTTCCAAGATTATTTAATTTCTCACGCACAAGCTAAAGTAGCTCAAAAAATGGAACAAAACATTTGGAGAGGAGCTGACGCTAATGAAGGAGAATTTGACGGATTTGTACCTTTAGCTACTGCTGATGCTGATGTAGTAGACGTTGTAGGAACATCTATTACTGCTTCTAACGTTATTGACGAATTAGGAAAAGTAGTTGACGCTATTCCTTCTGAATTATATGGTTCTGAAGAATTGCATATTTATGTTGCTCAAAACGTATTTAGAGCTTACAAACGTGCTTTAGGAGGTTTCCAATCTAATGGACAAGGAGCTGCTGGTGTTGACGCACAAGGTAATAATCAAGATATTAATATCATTTATTTTGATGGTGTAAAAATCTTTATGGCAAATGGATTAGCTGATAACTATATGGTTGCTGCTGAGAAATCAAACTTATGGTTTGGAACAGGATTATTGAATGATGCTAATGAAGTTAAAGTATTAGATATGGCAGATTTAGACGGAAGTCAAAATGTTCGTGTAATTTTACGTTTCACAGCAACTGTTCAGTATGGTCTTGGTTCTGAAATCGTACTTTATACTCCATAATAATTAACAGACAATAAATACGAAGGGGTGGGCTAACTGCCTCCCCTTTTTTTAATAACTTAAAAATATAAATAATTATGGCTTGTGATTTTATTTCTGCTGGTAGAGCGTTATCTTGTAAAGATGCTTCTGGTGGTTTGAAAAACGTTTACTTTAGCGACTCTGAAGAAAGTGCTTGGACTATTGATGCTCTTACTGATGAGGTTGATGCTGTTGTTGGAGGTCCTTTAGACGTTTACAAATATGAATTAAAAGGTACATCTACCTTTGAACAAACGATTAATTCTTCAAGAGATAACGGAACTTCTTTTGTTGAACAGACATTAACTCTATCTTTACAGAGAATGAGTGCTGCCGATAATAAGGCAATTAAATTACTTACTTGGAATAACCCAAGAGTATTAGTAGAAGATTATAATGGAAATGTATTCTTAATGGGAGTAGAGAATGGTGCTGACGTAAGTGGAGGTACTATTGCTACAGGTGCTGCAATGGGAGATTTTAATGGATATACCCTTACGCTTTCTGCTATGGAAAGAGTACCTGCTCACTTTTTAGTTGGTTCTCTAGCCTCTGATTTAATAGATGAGGGTGGAGTAAGTTTTGATGTGAATCCTGTTTAATAATTAATACTTGTGAATTTAAAAGGGGTGGCGTTTGCTACCCTTTTTTTTATTTAAAACAATCAAGGGTTTTTATATTACTTTAGTATATGAAAATACTAACAACATCTACAGGAACTCAGTCGTTAAAGATAATAGCAAGAAAGGGTTCACAACCTCTTACATTGACACTGATAGATAAAAATACTAGAGTTGAAAGTATTATTCCTGTTAGCCCTGTAACAAACGATGGATATACAATTCTTTATGGTAGTTTTGAGTTAAAAGAAAACGCTACCTATTCTATGATTGTATCTAATAATGATGGCATTCTATATAAAGACACTGTATATTGTACAGACCAAACAGATTACAATAAATTTGATTTACATAAAGATGAATATATAACTGAAGACTCTCGTAGTAATCAATTCATTGTATTATAAATAAAGCATTATGAGTAGAAATAAAATAAATAAATACAAGAAACCTCAACAAGCTAAAGCTAAAAATGGCAAGGTTCACGTTGTTAATTTTTCATCTTATACTAAACCTGAAGTTAAAGAGGTTTACAGTAGGGATTGGATTGAATATGGGGAGGATAATAATTATTTTCAATATCTTATAAATAGATATAACGGTTCACCTACGAATAACGCAGCTATTAATGGGATTGCCGATATGATTTATGGTAAAGGATTAGATGCTGTTGATGGAGAAAATAATAAGGCTCAATACGATGAAATGAATGAGTTATTCTCTAAGAAATGCTTAAAGAGTGTTTGTTATGATTATAAGATGATGGGTAATGCTGCGTTTCAAGTTATCTATTCAAAAGATAGAAGTAGAATTGCTCAAGTAGAGCATATTCCAATTCAAACATTAAGAGCTGAGAAAGCTGATGCTAATGGTAATATTAAAGCATATTACTATTCTAATGATTGGTCTAAAGTTAGTTCATCTAAAAAAAATGTTAAAAGAATCTCTGCATTCGGATTTTCAAAGGATAATATTGAGATAGTTTATATTAAACCTTATAAAGCAGGGTTTTTCTATTATTCTCCTGTTGATTATCAAGGGGGGTTACAATACGCTGAATTAGAGGAAGAAATTGCAAATTACCATATTAATAATATACAAAACGGACTTGCTCCAAGTATGTTGATTAACTTTAATAATGGAGTGCCTAATGAAGAGGAAAGAACGATGATAGAGCAAAGAATATACGACAAGTTTAGTGGTAGTTCAAATGCAGGTAGATTTATATTAGCATTTAATGATTCTAAAGAGTTATCAGCAAGTATAGAACCTGTTCAATTAAGTGATGCTCACCAACAGTATCAGTTCTTATCAGACGAGAGTATGAAGAAGGTTATGGTTTCCCATAGAATTGTATCACCAATGCTTGTTGGAATTAAAGATTCTTCAGGACTTGGAAATAATGCTGAGGAATTACAGACAGCTTCTGTTCTTATGGATAATACAGTTGTTCGACCATTGCAAGTTACAATACTTGATGAAATAGAGGAAATCCTTAAATTTAATGGCATCGAATTAGACATCTATTTTAAGACGTTACAGCCACTTGAATTTACCGACTTAACAAATGCTATTAGTGAGGCAGAGATAGAGAAGGAAACAGGTGTTAAAAAGGATTCTGGAGTAGGTTCAGAATCTTCAGGTGATGAAGAAATATCAGAAGAGGTAGATAAAAATTTAAAAGAATAACGTAATGGCTAAAAACACACAAGTTTCTATAATAAATGCCAATAATAAAACGTATAGTGATGGCACAGTAATACCAAGAGTTCAAAGTACGGCTGATTTCGCTAATATAACTACAGGTGCGTGGTGTTATTATGGTGACGATGCAACTAAAGGTAAACTTTATAACTGGTACGCTATTGCTGGTGTTTATAATAGTGCCTCATTAAATAATCCTGCCCTAAGAAAGAGTTTCGCTTCTGATGGATGGAGAGTTCCTGATAACTCAGATATTGATGATATGATTACTTATTTGATAGCTGAAGGTTATAATTGGGATGGTAGTACATCTACTAATATGATTGGTAAATCGTTAGCTTCAACAGATTTATGGTCTGCTGCCTCAAGTAATTATGATGATATTGTTGGGCGTAATCCAAATTTAAATAACTCAACAGGGTTCGATGGTAAGCCTCTTGGATTTTTTCAAGCTTTAACACAATCCTTTGTTAGTCGTACTGATGTTGGTGCGTGGTGGACTATAGAGAATACTTATGAAACTAATGTAGGGGTAGGTACAGAGCTTAGAGCTTGGAGTTATAATTTATTCTCTTCAAGAAGTTATCTTGGACAATACTCAGCAGCATTAAACACTGGGTATAGTGTTAGGCTTATAAAAGATGTTGAGGATTCAGGACTTACAAGTAGAGAATTTAGTTTTAGTGGAACTCCTAACTACCTTGAAACGTGGGATACTGAAGATGAAGAAAGTGAGAATGGAGAGAATAATAATAATGGTGGAGGTAATAATAATAATAGTGGAGGAAGTAATAATGCTTCAACTAATGCTAAAGCGTTATTTATAAAGAGAGCTGATTTAGTAAAGAGTACAGCTATGTCAGGAAGTGTAGATACGGATAAGTTTATTCAATTTATTGAACTGGCACAAGAAATTCACTTACAGAATTATTTAGGCACAGATTTATATAATAAAATAAGTGATGAAATTATAGCAGGTACTTTAAGTGGGGATTATTTAGATTTAGTAAATAATTATATTCAACCTATGTTGATTCATTTCTCTATGGCAGAATACTTACCTTTTGCTTCATATACGATAGCGAATGGAGGAGTTTACCATCATCAATCAGATAATTCAACGTTAGTTAGTAAGGAAGAAATAGATTTCTTAGTTCAAAAAGAGAGAGATTACGCTAATTATTATACGAATAGGTTTATAGATTTTATGGGGAGTAATGCCTCTAATTTATTTCCTGAGTATTATACTAATTCAAATGAAGATATTAACCCTGATAAAGATACTATATTTCACGGATGGAATTTATAAAGAAAGAATATAAACCAAAAGCAGTTAATTTAAAGAAATTACAAATATATTTAAGCAAAACAAAAGATGGCAAACAATATAGATTGGGGTCAAGGAATAATAAATAACACTATTAATTGGGGTTTAGGCGCAGTTAATAATGTATTATCTTGGGGTATATCTCATAAAGAGGAAAATAGCCGTAGTGGCGAAACAGAAATATACGGATTAAGTGAACTACAACGACAGTTTAAATTAAGAGTAGAGGCTGACGGTGGTATTGTTGAATCTATTAGATGCGTTAAATTATAATAACAATAATAAAAAAATATAAACAATGGCAACACCAAGTTTAGCAATGATACCTTCGGGTTATAAAGAAGAAAAATTATATAGCTTTTTACCTGTACCAAGCTATTCAGAAGAATTAGTTACTAATGGAGATTTTGCTACTGATAGTGATTGGAATAAATATGGTAGCTTTACAATAAGTGGAGGTGTGGCAAGTGCATCATCTAATGGCGCATTAACACAAGCCTCAATATTTCAGTCTAACAAAAGATATACTGTAAGTTTTGATTTAATATCAAACGGTCAGCAATTTAATTTGTGGGTAAATGGTACTCAATTAGTGTTTGCATCATCATTAAATAGTGGTAGTTACACTTATGATGTTTTGGCGACAATTTCGGGGTCTTTATATTTTGAGGCTACAAGTTCTTTTATAGGCTCAATTGACAACGTATCAGTAAAAGAAGTGCTTGTATCTGATGGTGATTTTACATTTTCAAGAGGTTCTAATGCAACGAGAGTAAATAAAGATGGTTTAATTGAATCAATGCCTTTAGATTATGGTAGCGAGTTGATTACTAATGGTGGATTTGACACCAATAATGATTGGAATAATACAAATGCATCAGTTACTAATGGAGTAGCCTCTTTTAATGCTGTTAGTGGTCAAGAAAGTGCTCTTTTTCAACAAAATGTTGCTACTTCAATTCCAAGTGGAACACTACACGCTTTTACTTACACTGTTATATCTAATAATCTGCAAGGTAGTGGTGCTTTTTATGTTGGATATAAGACAGTTAATGAGTGTATTCAAGAATCGGGAATACCTACGACAGTTGGAACACACACTATTTATAATAACTCAATAGGCACAGGTACAGGTTTTTCTTTACATACGTCTGTTGGTTTTAATAGTGGAAGTTTAGTTATCGACAACATCTCTGTTAAAGAAGTAACAGGAGGCTACAATAAGCCACGTTTAGATTATTCTGATAGTTCTTGCCCAAGCTTGTTATTAGAGCCACAGAGAACGAATTTACTTACTTATTCAGAAGATTTTGTTAATTCTTATTGGACTAAAAGTGGTTCAAGTGTAGTTAGTGGAGTTGTGTCGCCCGATGGAACGAACAATGCTTTTAAGTTAGTTAACAATTCAAGTAATGGATTGCATAGTTTAATAGGTTCAAATGTTTCTTCTTCTAATACTGACTATTCATTAAGTTTATTTGTAAAAGCAGAAGAAATAAATAAAATCGGGGTTAGGGATGCTATTACAGGACTTTATTTAACTTACGATATAAGTACTGACACAGTTATTGAAAGTAATGTAGCGAGTTATAATATTTCTAAACTTACAAACGGATGGAATAGAGTGAGTATAGTATTTCAAGGCTCGGGGTCAGCGATAATACAACCAAAGATTTATTTATTAAACGACTCTTATGTTTCGGGTAATCCTCAAACTTATTCTTATACAGGAAATGGTACGGATGGATTATACATTTGGGGCGCACAATTAGAAGAAGGAAGTTATAGCACAAGTCTAATAAAAACTAACGGAAGTTCAGCCACTCGTCTTCAAGATGAATGTGATGACGCAGGTGATAGTTCTACTTTTAATAGTGAAGAGGGTGTTTTGTTTGCAGAGATAAGTGCTTTGGCTGATGATGGAACTTACAGATTAATGTCTATTGAAGATGCTTCTAATAGTTTTATTTATTTAGGGTATAAAGATACTTCTAATGTAGTTAGAGCAAGAATGGAAGTAGGAGGCGTTACTTCTTTTAATATGGAGTATGTTTTATCAGATGAAACAGAATTTAATAAAGTTGCTGTTAAGTGGAAAGTTAATGATTTTGCTTTATGGGTTAATGGTGTAGAGGTTGAAACAGATACAAGTGGAGGTAGTTTTAATACTGATACATTAAATAAATTATCTTTTAATAGAAATTCAAGTAGTAGTTTCTTAGGAAAAACAAAAGACCTAAGAGTTTACAATACAGCACTAACAGATTTAGAATTAGAAGGAATTAGCTCTTGGGAATCATTTATAGCAATGGCTAACGGACAAAATTATACAATAAAATAAGATATGGCAAATACAATAAAATTTGGAAATGGGAATTGGGCAACAAAAGAAGGCTCGACCTTAGCTTATAACGATGAAAATGAAAACTTCAAACCTTTACCATTTGACTTCAGTAGAGCGAGTAACGCTACTGTTGTAAATAAAGAGGGTTTAATTGAAACTGTTAGTAATGGTGTTCCAAGAATAGATTATTTAGATAATACTAAAGGTGCTTTATTATTGGAGAAGACAGCCACAAATAAAGTGTTATATAGTAATGATTTAACACAATGGGCAAATATAGGTCCATCTACAACTGTAACTAATGAAGGTGTATCTATTGTTAAAAATAATACTTCTTCAAGAGTTCAGATGACAGGTTCAAGTTCTAGTTCATTTTTATCGGGGAGTGTTTTCTGTATGGCAGGTACAAATCATACATTTTCATTTTGGGCAAAAGGTGAAACAGCAGGACTAACATTTGGAGTAACTTATTCGGGAGGTTCAGCACCATCGTATGTAACTAAGACAATAGCATCAGATTCAGACGAATGGGTTAAGTACGAAGCAAGTTTTTATTCACCAGGTTATCTTACAGTTTATTATACATTTTATAATTTGCAAAATATGGATTCTGTTGATTTCTATGTAGATGGTGTACAATTTGAGCAAGTTACTACCTTAGATGATTCATCAACCTCTTTAATTGAAACGAGTGGTTCAGCAGTTTCGAGAGTTGCAGATGAATGTAGTGGAGCAGGTAATGAGCAAGTAATAAATTCAACAGAGGGTGTGCTTTATTTTGAGGCTAAAGCTTTAGCTGACGATGGAACTAATAGGTCAATATCTATTTCAGATGGTACGTCTAGTAATAAAATAACCCTAAAATTTGATAACACTTCCAATCAAATAGAGTATGATGTTATTGTAGGTAGTGTTGTTCAAGTAGGAATTGATAGAACAATAACCGATACAACAAACTATAACAAGATAGCTTGTAAATGGGAACTCAATTCTTTTTCATTATGGGTTAATGGTGTTGAAATAGGAACTGATTCTAGTGGTAGTACCCCAATAGGATTATCAGAACTAGCATTTGACAATGGTAATGGGGGTAGTGCTTTCTACGGTAAATGTAAAGACCTAAGAGTTTATGATGTAGCTTTAACAGACCAAGAATTAGCAGATTTAACAAGTTAAGAGTAATAATTACACCTATAATAATAATAAGAGTAAATAAAAAATAATAGATATGATTTATAAAAAATACGAGTTTAACGACCAAGAACAAGTAGAAGAAAAATTAGAGGCATTTTTTGATTTAGACGAAGATGGCAACAAGGTTCAAAATATTAAAGCGCATTTTATCAAATTGGGTAAGTTTGTACTTGAACAAGGCGAATACGATGAGCAAGGTGAAGAAATTACAGCACCTATTTTATCCGAAGGGTTTGCCATTGATGTTATGTGGAAAGAATTAGATGAAAGTCCTTATGGATGGAAGTCTTATGAAGTAGAGCCAGAGAATCCTAAGCATAAAATATTTTAATAATATGAGAAATTACATAGATAAATTACTTAATATAGCTATCAGTAAGAAATTAACGGTTTTCTTAGTTGGTACTATATTTATCTCAATTAATAAATTAGACGGTGACCAATGGTTAGTATTGTCATCTATTTACGTTGGTACGCAAGGAATAATTGACTTAACAAAAGAATACTTTAAAAAATAATAATAATAATAATTGCTAAAAATTATAGAAAAAGATGACACAACAAGACCGAGAGGAGTTCATTTTATTAAAAGTTGATGTTGAGAATATAAAGGAGAATGTAAAGGAAACTAAAGAAGTTGTAGATAAATTCTACAAATCTATGACAAAAATCGAATCTAAGTTATTTAATGATGGTGATACGGGTGAGGAGGGTTATATATCAATAACTAAAAGAAATGCTTATAAGATTAATAGATTAGAGAATGTTAAGAGGGCTTTCTTAGCTTTATTATTTACAATAGGTGGGGTAATAGGTTGGTTAGCTAAACAAATATTAAGTAAATGAATTATCCCTCTTCAATTCAATACCCTTCAATTCAATACCCCTATTTTATATAAAATATATGGTTAATTTTAAAATAAATGAGTTTGATAGTCCAGATAAAAAAGGTAGTGGTACTAATATGTGCCCTACCTTTCTATCTATGATTGATGAAGCTCGTAGTATAGCAGAAGTGCCATTTATAATAACAAGTGGATATAGAACTAAGTCGCATAATAAAAGTGTCGGAGGAGTTATTAATTCAAGTCATATTAAAGGTTTAGCGTGTGATATTAAGTGTACGAATAGTAGGCATCGTTTTTTAATAATTAGTGCCTTACGAGATGTAGGGTTTACTCGTATAGGTATTGCTAAAACATTTATTCATTGCGATTCTGATACAGAAAAGAGTCAGAATGTGTATTGGGTATATTAATTGTCTATAACTTTGTAGATAACTATTTTTAATAGGGTATTGACTTTCGCATTATTTAATCCGAACTTTGCACTATAGGTAGAGAAGATATATAGTATAAGTATACATATTGTTTATGCCTGTTTACTTAGTATATTAAGATATAAATCTTGTATTGTTTATGCTAAAAGAAAAAAATACGATATAATGTTTGCATTGCGCAACATATTATGTTATATTTATTCTATAGAAATAGATACTGTTTTTATTTTTATTATATGTTTTTTTAATCTCTAATTTGTTAGTTTTAAGGCAGTAGGATATTTAACTTAAACGTTCTACTGCTTTTTTTTTATTTTTTTACACAAACTACTTGACTACTTAAACAATATTTGTTATATTTGTCACAAGGAAACAAACAAGGTATATATTATGGACACAGAACTTATCAGTTTTTTAACATTTAGAATTAAGGCACTTGAAAAAGAAGTGGAAACTCTTAAATTCGACAATCACTTATTAGATAGTGAATTAAGTCACTATATAAATAAATCACAAGAATTAATCTTAAAACAAAAACAATAATTATTATGGCAACAGAAAACACAAACATTTATCAGGCACTAGCTGCATTTCAGCAAGAATGTCCTGTAATTCACAAAGGAACTCAAGGTTATGGTTACAGCTACGCTGACCTACCTACAATCTTTAGTATTATTAATCCAATACTACAAGAAAAAGGATTAGGATTTACGCAACTTATACAAGATAATTCAATCGAAACTATTTTGTTTCACTCTAAATCAGGGCAAACAATTGTAAGTAAAACTACTATTCCTGAAGATGTATCACTAAAAGGTATGAATGCCTATCAAGTATTAGGTTCAGCAATCACTTATATTAGACGTTACGCATTAAGTAGTATGCTTGGTGTAGTAACAGATAAAGATACGGATGCTGCGACTCCCAAACAAGTTAAACGACCTATACTGAAGTCAGATACCAAAGAATTTGATGGAGCTATTAAGTTCATCAAGGATGGTGGTAGAATTTCAGATATCAGAAAGAAGTATAACGTTTCTACAGAGATAGAGGCATTGTTAAAATTAAAATAATAAATAATCATTAAATAGTAAAATTATGAGTCAAGAAAAAAAGTATGTAGGTAGAGGGAAAAAAGCTGGGAATTTCGATTTAGTAAATTTCAGCATTTCAGAATCAAAAGTTAAAGATAGTTGGTTTGAGTATAACGGAGAACGTTATTTAAAGATGACTATTGGAGCATTAAAGAACCCTGACAATTATGGTAAAACTCACTCAGTATGGATTGACGAGTACAAGCCTAATGACGAGCAAACATCCAAACCTAAGAAACAGGCAGAGGATTTAAAGAGTGATTTACCTTTTTAAATAGAATTATGTAGGAATATCAATAGGGAGGTTTAAAAGCCTCCTTTGGTATTTACAACTATCTTATAACCTGTTGTTGTTTGCAATAACGGTTATGAGGAGTTATCCAACGTTTTAATGTTGGATGGAGAGATGGTATTTCTCTTATAGATAAACGGAAACACTACGATTATATACTGCTATAGTGACATTATAAAATTAAACTAATGAAAGAAGTATCAAAAGAAAGATTAGACAGATGCTCTAAGGATGGTGATTATTTTGAGGAGCTATTCAGACAGAAAGTTATTAATAAAGGGTTTGCCTTCCGTAAAAGTACTACAAAAGAGGATTGGTATAAACATATAGATTGTTATGTTGATGGTTATGGTGTTGATGTAAAAGGTAACAGACATTTAGAAACTATATGGTTAGAACATACTAACGTTAATGGAAATAAAGGATGGTTAAAAGGTGATGCTAAATATATTGCATTCCATATAGCTGAACTTAATTGTTTTTCTATATTCAACAGAGTAGATTTATTATACTTTATAGAGGCAAATGTTAGATACAAGACAACAAATAAGAATGAGTATTTTAAATTCTATACAAGAGAAAGATGGGGTAAAAAAGATTTAGTTGTTAAAGTTAGGTATAGTGATATAAAGCATTTAGAACTAAAACAAATTTAATATTTGTGTAGCTAAACAAAATTTACTATATTAGCAAAGAATTAAAACTATATATTATGAATAATTTAAATATAAAAAGAAGAAAAAAAATAAAGGAACAAAGAAAAGATAATGGAGATAGCTCGTGGTGGTCGTTTGCTTTAAATTTCAAAATGCTCCACGAAGGGTTTGGATTTTCTTATGATTTCTTTCCTCATAATGAAAGAGAAAATTGGAATACAATCTTATTAAGATTAGGGTTTGTTACATTAATTTATGAATGGGGATATCATTAATATTGTAATTAATTGAGATTAAGAAAATAATAATTAGCAAAAAATTAAAACTACACATTATGAATAATTTAAATATAAAAGAAAAAGCATTATTATCTCTAATAGGAGTATTAGCTAAAGAGGATGGTTACTGCTTAGCAAGTAATAGCACTTTATCTACTGAGGTTAATATCCACGAGAGAACACTTTACAGAATACTTAATAAATTAGAAGAACTTCATTATATCTATAGAGTAACACAATCTATAGGGAACTACGGAAAAGAAAGAAGAATCTACTTAAATAAATAATATGGCTGGAATAGAAGATTTTATAAATTTAGATATTCAGCCAAAATCAAGTACTTCAAGACAACAAAAGGTTAAATGTCCTAAATGTAAAGAACAAGGTAAAACGAACTTAAATGATACTTGTCTTAGTATTAATATAGCTGAGGGTGTTTATAAATGCCATAAATGTAATTGGAGTGGTAAGATTCACAATGAAAAAAGCTTAATCGAAATGTCGGAACAAAACAAACAATATAAAACTCCATCAGAAAGCAGTATTTCAATAGTTAATAATAAGGCACTAAAATTCCTAAAGGATAGAGGGATAACTCAGGAGGTTATAGATAATAATTACATTAGCTCCTCAAATGATGGTAGAAGTGTTATATTCCCTTATTACAGAGAAGGTATCTTAGTTAACTATAAAACAAGAGCAATAAATAGTAAGAAATTCTTTCAGGCTAAAGAGGCTGAACCAATAATGTATAATTATGATAGAATTAATGGTAAGAAATCAATAGTTATTTGTGAAGGTGAAATGGATTCATTATCTTGGGAAGTTGCTGGTATAACATTCCATACTACCGTTAATCAAGGTGCGCCTAATGTAAGTGATAAGAATATAGATAAAAAATTAGAGTGCCTTAATACTTGTTCAGAAGCCTTTGAGAAAGCTAATTCAATATATCTTGCAGTAGATAATGATGAAAATGGTAGATTCTTAGAAAGCGAACTTATTAGAAGGTTTGGAGCAGAGAGATGTTTTTTAGTTGATTTTAGCCCTTTTAAAGATGCAAATGAGGTATTAGTCCAAGAAGGTGTAGAAAGTCTTAGAAAACGTATTAAAAATGCTTCTCAACCTAAAGTTGAAGGTATATTTAATGTAGAGGATGTTGTAGACTCAATGCTGGATGGTTATAGGAATGGACAAGAAAGAGGAACTACAACGTATATAGAAGAGGTTGATAAGGCTTGGACTTGGAGAGCAGGAGAGGTTAATATTTGGACTGGTTATCAGAATGAAGGGAAGAGTTTATTTCTTAACCAATTAGCTACAATTAAGGCTGCTATTGATGGATGGAAGTTTGCTGTATTCAGTCCTGAGAATATGCCAATCAAAGATTTCTTTAATGATATTATTGAGATGTATATTGGTAAGAGTTGTGACCCTTATTACGCTAACAATTATATGAATGAGGATGAGTATAGGGAAGGTATGAACTTCGTTAATAATAATTTTAATGTTATATATCCTGAAAAGAATTTCACGTTAGATACAATCTTTGCTAAGACAAAATATCTAATAAAAACTCAAGGTATAAGAGCATTAATAATTGACCCATATAATACTGTTCAACATAAAATGAATAGAGGAGAGCGAGAGGATTTATATATATCAAGGTTTATGAGTGAATTAAAGAGGTTTGCTGTTGATAATAATATTTCTGTGCATTTAGTTGCTCACCAAGTTACTCCTCAAAAATCAGAGGATGGAAGATATATAAAACCTGATGTGAATAAGATTAAAGGTGGAGGAACATTTGCCGATAAGGCTGATAATGTATTATTTGTATGGCGACCTGATAGAGCAATTGATTTTTCATCAAAGAAGGTTACATTTGGAAGTCAAAAGATTAAGAAACAAAAGTTAGTTGGTTATCCACAAGATGTTGAAGGTATAATGTTTGATATTAAGACCTCAAGGTATTCATTCGATGGTTCAACACCATTTGGACAATTAGATTATATTAGACGTAATAATAA